ACTGGTTGGAATGATCGACAATGTAAACAGTTCTGAGATTGTTCGCACAAATGAGATCAAAGAGTTTGAAGCCATGATCAAGGCGTATGCGGCTGAGACACAGCGTATTTCTGCGGTTCAAGCTAGCATGTCGCCAGAGCAGATTCAAGACATTGTTATGGGTACAGTCCACGGCATGATCACAAGCGGTGATCTTGTTGGCGAGATGCCAGGCCGTGAGATGCAAATGGAAAACATGGGTGAAATGCAACAAATGGGTATGCCACCAGAAGGTATGCCATTAGAAAGTATGCCGCCTGAAGGAATGCCACCACAAGGAATGCCACAATGAAAGCCGCTGAATTTATAGGTTTGTTGTTTTTAGCTAGGGATGTCACCCACTCGGTGCATCTGAACACTAGAAGCTATTCCAAGCATGTAGCGCTAAACATCTTTTATGACCGCATTGTTGGCGTAGCCGATGATTTTGCTGAAGCCTATCAAGGCAGGCACGGGCTGATTGGGCCGATCACACTGCACTCGGTCAAAAAAACAAACAATGTCATTGAATTCTTGGAAGATTCGCTCAAACAGATCGAAGATGCAAGGTACGAAGTGTGTGATAAGTCTGACAGTTCATTGCAGCAGTTGATTGACAACATCATTGAGGTTTACTTGCGAACCCTTTACAAGTTAAAATTTTTGGCGTAATTTAAACGCTATGGTATATTTAAGGCATAAGGAGCCATCATGGAACTTTTAAAACCACTAGCCGACACGGTATTTCCTGCTGCGACTGCTTCGTATACCGGCACGGCTGGCTCGACCACTACATGGGCGGCTGGCCCTCAAGGTGTTGTAGTTTGGTCAACAACACCCGCTTACGTTGTAGTTGGCGAAGGTGTTACGGCTACCACCGCAAGCACCCCAATCCCCGCATTTACACCCATCCCGTTCAGTGTGCCCGCTGGCACAGGCGCTCCTTGGCGCGTCAGCGCAATCCAAGTTAGCGCGGGTGGTTCGATTTATTGCAAAGCGATAAATATCCAATGAGTTTTGGAATTGCTGTCAGAAACGCTGTGTCAATTGGGCTTGGCGGCATCGCCACGCTTTTTTCAGGCACGATCGACAACAGCTTGACAGTAGATAATTTACTGACAGAATCTGATGCAAACCTTGTGCAAGAAAATGGCGACTATATCCTTGTGGAGTAAATAAATGGCTGACTTAAAAATTTCCCAATTGCCAGCGGCAACGGTTCCCCTTGCAGGCTCAGAAGTTCTGCCAATTGTTCAATCGGGCGCGACCAAGCAAGTGTCTGTTGATAACTTGACCACAGGCAAAGCTGTTTCGGCAACCAGCCTTACCGCCACAACTGTTACAGCAACCACTGTCAACGGTACGACTTTTGACACAAACATAGCTGCTGCCGGTGTGACTTTGGCGGGTACAACCCTAGCTGCTGACGGCACAGACACAAACATCAGCATTACGCTTACGCCCAAGGGTACTGGCGTAGTGACTACTGCTGCTTCATACAGCGATGCAGCCGGAAAACTTCGTGCGATTCCTCAGTCTGGTTCTGCAAAAACATCAAGTTACACGTTGGCCGTAACTGATGTGGGCGAATTTATTGAAATTGGCACAAGCGGCGCGATTGTTGTACCCGATGCCACATTTTCCGCTGGCGACGCTGTTGTTCTTTTTAACAACACCAGCGGCAACATAACAATCACTCTTTCAATTACTACGGCATATTTGGCAGGAACCGATGCCGATAAAGCAACATTGACATTGGCAACTCGCGGCGTTGCAAACGTGTTGTTTATCAGCGGTACTGTTTGTGTACTGACCGGAAATCTGTCATGACAGGCATTCTTTGTTCTTTTGTTGCGGGCGGTGGTGGTTTACCTACGGGGCAAGAAGCATATACAACTGCTGGTACATACACATGGGTTGCCCCTGCCGGTGTAGTAAGTGTTTCAGTTCTTACTGTTGGTGCTGGTGGTAAATCTAGCAATCCCCCAGCACAAGGTGGTGGTGGTGGCGGGCTTCGTTACTACAATAATTTTACCGTAGTCCCGCTTGACTCATATACTGTTGTTGTTGGCGCAAGCGGTTCAAGCGGTGGTGGTTCGGGCGGTAACTCATCGTTTAACAGCACTACGGTTGTTGCCAACGGCGGGGGTGGTGGTTCTTCTAGAACAGGCGGCACCGGCACAACAATTGGCGGTTCTGTTGGCGGCGGCAACGGCGGCAACGGCGGTACTGGTAGCGGCGATTGGGGTGCGGGCGGGGGCGCTGGTGGTTATTCTGGCAACGGCGGCAACGGCGGCAACGATGGTGGTTCTAGCGGAAGAACTGACGGCGCAGGCGGCGGCGGCGCGGGCGGTCAAAACATTAAAGGCGGCGGCGGCGTTGGATTGCTTGGGGAAGGCGCTAGCGGCACAGGAACCACGTCAAACGGCGGTAACGGCGGTAGCGGTGGTAGCAATGGGGGTACTAACGGCGGCGTATACGGCGGGGGTGTAGGAGAAGGTAATACTCCTGGCGTTGGGGCGGTGCGTATTATTTGGCCAGGCACAACGCGTCAATTCCCATCAACTAATACAGGGGATTTGTAATGAACCTCTACATTCGACTTAAAAACGGTCAACCGTTTGAACATCCAATGTTTGAAAATAACGTCAGTCAAGCATTTCCTAGTGTAGATTTAAACAGTTTACCGGATTGGATGGCTAAATTTACGCGGATTGAACAGCCACAAACAGGCCCATACGAAGTGTATGAGGGTGTTACATACCAGTGGGTTGACGGTGTTGTTACAGACGTTCATGCTGTTAGAGCAATGACAGACGTTGAAAAAACATTAAAGCAAGACGCAGTTAAAGCGCAGTGGGCAGTTTCGCCAAACTGGGCAAGCTGGACATTTAACGAAAATACATGCCAGTACGATCCCCCAACACCCAAGCCAACTGACGGCAAATTCTATCGTTGGGATGAGGCTACAACAACATGGGTTGAGATTACGCTATGATTGCCACACTTAGCCCCTCACCTAAAGTACAGTTTTTTACTGCTGCGGGCACTCCTTTAGTTGGCGGCAAACTGTTTACTTATGCCAGCGGTACAACTACGCCTTTGGCTACTTATACCGACAGCACCGCAAACACTGCAAACACAAACCCTGTTATTTTGGATTCGCGCGGCGAAGCAAATGTATGGCTTGGCCCTTCGCGGTACACATGGTTGCTTAAAGATTCATTGGATAACTTGATTTGGACTGCCGATGGCGTTAACAGCAGCCCAAGCGCTCAAAGTACTGCAATAGTTGCTAGTTCAGGACAAACAGTGTTTACTGTGCCTGAGTACGGCCTTGGTGGTTATTTGATGGTAACTGTCAATGGCATCGTCAAAGAGTTTAATTACGACTATACTGAAACCAATACGACAACAATTACTTTTGTCAGCGGCCTTACCGCTGGCCAAAGAGTTGTTACTCGAATGCTTTAAACCTTACCGGTGAGGTTCATCGGGGAATCCAAGGATTCAAGAAATGACTGAAGAAGTCCAAACCCTAGCGGAAGTAGACTCCGCGCCAACGAAGGATGTGACGGCCACACCTGAAGTTGCAGTATCTTCGCCGGAAGTAGCTGAGAACCAGCCTGCCAAGACATTCTCGCAAGAGGAACTTGACGCTGCTATTGGCAAGCGCCTCGCAAGAGAACAGCGCAAGTGGGAACGTGAACAAGCCGCACGGCAAACCGTGCCAGTTGCTCCCAAGGAAATGCCGTCGATTGACAATTTTGAAAGCACTGATGCCTATGCGGAAGCACTGGCCCTCAGAAAAGCCGAAGAATTGCTTGCTCAACGGGATCGCCAAAAGGAACAAGCTGAAATTGTAGAGGCTTACAGCGAACGTGAAGAAAAGGCTCGGGACAAATACGACGATTTTGAAGATGTCGTGTACAACCCCAAGCTGCGAATCACCGACGTAATGGCTGAAACAATTCAGTATTCTGATCTTGGGCCTGATCTAGCTTATTGGCTAGGTTCAAACCCCAAGGAGGCTGAACGCATTGCCCGTTTGTCACCTATTTTGCAGGCAAGGGAAATCGGAAAGATTGAAGTCAGATTGTCTGACAATCCTCCGGTGAAGAAAACAACTTCTGCGCCAACACCTATTAGTCCGGTGACTGCGCGGTCTTCGGGAAGCCCGAGCCATGACACGACTGACCCAAGGTCAATCAAAACCATGTCTACCTCGGATTGGATCGAAGCCGAACGCAATCGCCAGATTCGTAAGTACGAAGCGCAACGCAACCGTTAATCTTTTGAAAGGACTTTGAAATGTCTAATAGTATTCTGACGATCGACATGATCACCCGTAAGGCGCTCGAAATTCTCGAGAACAACCTTGTTTTAACTCGTAACGTGAACCGCCAGTATGACGACAGCTTTGCTGTTGAAGGCGCTAAAATCGGTTCTACACTGCGTATTCGCTTACCCGATCGCGCTTTGGTAACTGACGGTGCTGCCTTGCAAGTGCAAGACGACAACGAACAGTTCACAACTTTGAGCGTTGCTTCACAAAAGCACATTGGTGTCAACTTCACATCTGCTGAATTGACAATGCAGTTGGACGACTTTGCTGAACGTGTGCTTAAGCCTCGTATCAGCCAGTTGGCATCTTCTATTGATGCTGACGTTGCCAACGCATACAAAACCATTGGTAACACTGTTGGTACTCCTGGCACAACTCCCGCCACTTCTTTGGTCTTGTTGCAAGCCCAGCAGAAGTTGAACGAAAACGCTGCTGTGATGTCTCCACGTTACGCTACCGTAAACCCTGCTGCTAACGCTGGCTTGGTTGAAGGCATGAAAGGTCTGTTCAACCCAACAGACACTATCAGCAAGCAATTCAAGAACGGCATGATGGGCATGGGTGTGTTGGGCTTTGAAGAAGTCAAC